AGATTTTTGTTGAGCCGTCGATGACTAAGCAAAGCTTTCGTGACGAATGTGATATCAATCAGATCATAGATCGTTATAAGGCTACTGGATTGCTTACGGATCCTCTTAATCCGTCTAACCGTCGTCCTATGTATGGTAATTTTTCTGAGATCCCAACGTATCAAGAAGCGTTGGATTATATCGCTATGGCAACTGATGAATTTATGAGTTTGCCTTCCAATATTCGCAAGAGATTCGATAATGACCCTGGACAATATCTCGCGTTTATCGAAGATGAGGCAAACCGAGAAGAAGCTATTGCTCTTGGTTTGGTTGAAAAGACGGTGCCCGTACAGGTGCCCGTGCCCGATGAGCCTAAACCCGTTCCGTTCGTGGAGTAGGTCAATTATCAGACGTCCACGGCGTTCAGCACAGGTCTACTTGATGTAACTGTGCTGACTGACAGCGGCTTGCTATTAGCCGCTTTACAATGTCTAACAAGGAGCTGACATATATTATGGGTGTTCACAAGTCTGTTATGGCACATCAATTCTCACAAGTTCCACGTGCCGAGATTCCGAGATCGTCTTTTAATCGTGGTCATGGATATAAGACCACTTTTGATAGTGGTTACCTTATTCCCTTTTATGTCGATGAAGCTCTCCCTGGTGATACTTTTAGCCTTCATGCAACTTTATTTGCTCGTCTCGCTACGCCTATAGTTCCTCTTATGGATAATATGTATTTGGATACCTTCTATTTCGCTGTTCCTATGCGTTTGCTATGGGATAATTGGCAAAAGTTTAACGGTGAACAAGTTGACCCTGGAGATAGCACTGATTATCTTATTCCTACCCTAACTGCTCCTTCTGGAGGTTGGCCAGTTGGTTCTCTCTCTGATTATTTTGGTCTTCCGACCGATGTATCAGGTCTTGAAATTTCTGCTATGTGGCATAGAGCCTATAACTTAATATATAACGAATGGTTCCGTGATGAGAATTTGCAGGATAGTGTTAATGTTCCCCGTGATGATGGCCCCGATAACAATTCCGATTATGTTTTACTGAAACGTGGTAAACGCCACGATTATTTTACTTCTTGCCTTCCGTGGCCTCAGAAAGGCCCAGGTGTTGAGATCCCTCTCGGTACTACTGCTCCAGTTGTAGGTACTGGTTATACTCTTGGTTTGACTGATGGTGCTGCTGCTCCTACTGGTAATTATGGCCTTGGTTGGCATAATCTTGATCTTAATATTTTTGGTCCTTATCGTACTTTGTATAATCAGCCGTATGGTACTACTTCTTCTGATACTGGTCGTCCTTCTGGTTCGATTCGTGGTTTTGGTGTTACTACCAATCCTTTAACGTCTGGATTGATTGCCGATTTATCTGATGCTTCGGCCGCTACTATTAATACGCTTCGTCAGGCTTTCCAGTTACAGCGTTTGTATGAGCGTGACGCGAGAGGAGGTACCCGTTATACGGAGATTATACGGAGTCATTTTGGCGTTGTTTCTCCTGACGCTCGGTTACAGCGTCCTGAGTATCTTGGTGGTAGTAGCGCTCGTATTATCATCAATCCCGTACAGCAGACTAGTTCCACAGATACCATTACTCCACAAGGTAACTTGGCCGCTTTTGGTCTTGTTACTGATATGCGTGGTGGTTTTAGCCATAGTTTTACTGAACACTGTGTTGTAATTGGTTTGTGTAACGTTCGATCTGATCTTACATATCAGCAGGGTATACCCCGTATGTTTAGCCGACAAGGTCGTTTTGATTTTTATTGGCCTGCTCTTGCTCACCTTGGTGAACAGGCAGTTCTTAATAAAGAAATTTACGCCCAAGGTCTTCCTGCTGATGATGATGTTTTTGGTTATCAAGAACGATGGGCTGAATATCGCTATTTCCCGTCTAAAATTACTGGTAAGTTTAGATCAACCTATGCTCAATCTCTTGATTTTTGGCATTTGTCCGAAGACTTCGGTAGCCTTCCTGCTCTTAATGCCGAGTTTATTGTTGATTCTTCTCCTGTTGAGCGTGTTATTGCTGTTCCCTCTGAGCCTCAATTTTTACTTGATTCTTATATTGATTTAAAATGCGCGCGCCCAATGCCCGTTTACAGTGTTCCCGGTCTAATAGACCATTTTTGATGTGTTATGGGCGTATTCTCATCTATAGCCGGAGGTTTGTTAGGTCTTGGTGGTAGTATTTGGTCTTCTAAGCAAAATCAGAAGTCTGCAGATCAGAGTATAGCGTTTCAGCGTGAGGTTCTGCAGAATCGTAATCAATGGGCAGTAGATGATTTAAAGGCCGCAGGTCTTAATCCTATCCTTGCGGCTGGTGCAACTAATTCTACTGCTTCTGGCGCCCAAGCTACTGCTGATAATCCCTCTACAGGTGCTGTATCGTCTGCTATGGCTACTAAACAAATGAATATTATGGAGCGTCAACAGCGTAATCAGGATATGGTTATGAAAAGCCAGGCTGATCTTAATAGTGCTAAAGCTCAACGAGAATTTGCAGAAGTGAAGGATTTAACTGAAAAATCTGATTCTGGTTATTATGTGCGTACGTCTGATTATCTTGGCTCCTCGGCGAAGCAAGCCGAAGGTTCTATATCATGGATGAAATCTCAAGAATCTGAAATTAATGAACGTGTTCGAGAATCACAAGCTCGTCAAACTCAGATAGCCGAGCATACTAAAAGGCTTCAAGTAGAGATAAATAATCTTCGCGACGAACAGGAGCGTATAAGAAGTCAAACTCGTTTAAACTTGTCTAGTGCTGAAGAATCTAAGTCACGATCTAAGCTTAATGCAATTTCTGGAGAAATTGCTAAGAAAAAAGGAGAATTGTTTGACGCAGATAAGAAGTTGACAGAAGAAAGAACAAGAACACAAGAGTTGAATACTGCTAGAGAGCAAGTTGAGATAGAGATAAGACAGTTTGATAAGCCTGCTGCTCGTAATAGAGCTGACTATCATGAGTCGCCTTTCGGCAAGTTTTGGGAAAAGCAATTTAATTTCTTGTATCCTTCTGGAAGGAGGTAGAGCTATGCGTCGTAAACGTATGTCTCGGCGTGGAAGTAAGAAGTTATTCTCTCGGACAGCCGCAAAGATTCATAAGAAAAATCTGCGTGCTATTCCTATGCGAGGCGGTTTTAGGATATGAGTTGAGGCCCCTCTATGAGGGGCTTTTATATTAAGAAAGGAGGATAAAAATTTGCCTTGTTATCATCCTTTAACGATGTATAGAAGTAGAGACGGGAGAAGTCCCGTCTCAGGTAAGTGGCCGTTAGTCTCGTCACCCGTAGGAGGTTATCATGACTTACCAGTCACTGTACCATGCGGACAGTGTATAGGATGTCGCCTTGAAAGGTCAAGAGTATGGGCGATTAGATGTATTCATGAAGCTCAAATGCATAAACAGAATTGTTTTATTACTCTCACGTTTAATGATAAACATCTCGATAAGGAGTTGAGTTTAAGAAAAGAAGATTTTCAGAAGTTTATGAAGAGAATAAGATTTCATACTGGTATTAAAATTAGATATTATCACTGTGGTGAATACGGTTCTCTTGGTCTTCGCCCTCACCATCATGCTATCCTCTTTGGATATGATTTCCCCGATAAAGTTCTCTGGCAAGTTCGTAATAAAATACCTTTGTATCGATCTGCCTTACTTGAGTATCTTTGGCCGTTTGGTTTTTGTACTGTTGGTAATGTTACATTCGAGTCTGCCGCTTATGTTGCTCGGTATATACTTAAAAAGATTACTGGTGCTAGAGCTCAAGATCATTATCAAGGCCGTGTTCCTGAATATAATACAATGTCCCGACGGCCTGGTATTGGTAAAACGTGGTACGATCAATATAAATCTGATGTGTATCCCCATGGATATGTTGTTATACGAAAAGGATTGAAAGTCCGTCCTCCTAGATTCTACGATAATATTTACGATTTAGAGAATCACGACAGTATGTTAAAGATAAAAGCTATACGTAAAATGAAATTTATTAAACAAATAATGCGTGAAGAAAAGAAAACTTATAAATCAGTTTGTCTGTTCGGTCAAGATAGTTGTCGGTTATCAGTTAAAGAACAAGCTAAAATTAATCAGTTAAAGTCTTTACGTCGGATTATTGAGTAGGTATAATGTTTTAACAAAATAAACCGTAGGAGGTGTATGTTATGAAAGTTAATGCTTATTGTGTGTATGATATTAAAGTTCAGATTTATCAACATCTTTTTTATGCTCCTAACCACTCTGTTGCTATTCGAAGCTTCCATTCCGTTATCAGGAATACTAATACTCCATTAGGTGAATATCCTGGTGATTATAATCTAGTTCACATTGGTGAATGGAATGATGAAACTGCCGTTTTAACCCCTCTTTCTGGACTATATACCGTTATTAACGGTCAAGAAGTTTTGGACCGTTATGCTGCTATGGATAATAAGGAGTGATCTGCTGTGGATATAAGAGCAAATTTTATGCCTCAGCGTTATGCAAAGATTTTTGTTGAGCCGTCGATGACTAAGCAAAGCTTTCGTGACGAATGTGATATCAATCAGATCATAGATCGTTATAAGGCTACTGGATTGCTTACGGATCCTCTTAATCCGTCTAACCGTC